GAGTTGCAGCACTCCTATGAGCACTTACACGAATAGTATACACTATTCCAGCACATTCAGAAACTGGCGGCAATGTAAGTGTCCAACTTCCACCTGAAATACTAGCACGTATATCAGTATCAGTAACCTTCATCGAGTAAGTTGTGGATTTAGCTAGTGGACGTTGGTAAACTGACTCGATAATAGTCCGCATTTCTCGCGACATAGTTGCTGACATTAAAGTAACTCCTCAATTTTCGCTGCAATTCCATTGTCTATTTGTGGTCGCGTCCTATTTACCGCACCTCCTCTCCCTGAATTAGCAAATGCTGGCTTCTTTACAGGAGCAGTTTTCTGCGCTCTTAGCATAGTACGAATACGTTTAGCAGATTCGTCAAAAACTTGCCGGATGCTCATTTCTGGATTATCCGCCGCAATTTCACTGCCAATTTTGCCAAGTAATTCTCTACACTGTTTCATGTCAGGATTTGCATTCAGCCATTCATTCGCCGCATCCCGAGCCTCAAGTTGTTGCCGCAAATGATGCGTAAATACTCCTGTGAGGTTTTTCATAATCGCTTCTTGCGCGCGATTCACAGCAGTTTCGATAATGCGATTTCCATGCGTGTTCAATAAGCGATTAATATTATCCGCGTTGGAAAATACTTCATCAATATCCTGACCTTCAAAGTAGTTATGAATTGCCTCCTCAACTCGTTCCTGTTGAGTTTGCGGCGCTTCAGTAGCAGTTGGAGTAGCTTGTTGTGAAGAGAGTCTCTTAATCTCCTCAAACATAGCCTTTTCGCGAGGCGACATTTCGTCGTAATTAATATTCTCTACAGCTTCTTCAGTTGTAACTTCACTCTCACCTGCTGAAGGAGCAGATTCTTCCTGAATCCCAGACTCATCAGGAAGAACCTGATCCCCCTCCACACTGCTCTCTCCAGCAGTGGGCTCTACATAACTCGACATGTCTAGTCCTAAACTATCAAAGTTCACGTCCGCCATCTTCATCCTCCATCGCAATTAATTGTAGTTGATCATCTACAGTCATTTCTTCTTCAAGTAAAAGTAAATTCCTACAAAATTCCGCATTTCCTTTAAGTTGCTGCCATACACCTACATCAGTTGCTACTTCCATTTGATGGTGTATATCAACAAGCCAAGCCTCAACCTCACTTTTAATGTCCTTCCATACAAAAGACGAGAAAAATACTTTACGTTGCTCTAGTGTAGATTGCCAACTCATTCGTGTTTCATCCTCCATAAGTGGTAATTCAGAAGGTAAGGAATTGGCTCAACTTTAATTTCCGGCATCAATGTAAGTATGAGTAATACCTGACGTGCCAAATAGCTTCTAATGTTACCCTCATCTTTTGAGCTGGCTATAAAAAGTAAATGTTCTTTAAAGTTGTCCAATTCTTCGCGGTTGATTGTTCCGCCAACAAATTTTTCTATAAGTGCATCAGTTTCTGGAGTATGCGGCGAATGGAGCAAACTTGCTGCATTATAAGCAACACCCTTCCAGAACACTTCCATTTGCTTTTTCATTACCTCAATTTCCGAATGCATGTCACTAAATTCACCATGCATCTCTTTAAGTAGTGATCTTAAATCCTCATCAGCTTGGCGCCATTCAATACGCAAATCTTCTTGGCGCCTGTCATTGCGGTCGAGAAATTTAAGCAAAAGTGCGACACCGGCAACACAGAAACTTCCAATGGCTAGCCAGTCATTCCAACTCATGCTGCTGCTCCTACAAGGTTACCCGCATCAACTTGTTGAGCAATATCCTCGTCGTTTGCTGTGGATGCCTGTATTTGTGGAGGTTGCTGTGGTAACTCAAAATCCTCCACATTTTTCGCGCCAAGTTGTATCGCTATGTACTTGAATATCCGCACAATATCAAAGCGCCCCACTAACAACTCAGTGGTTGCTACCGTTTTAAACAGGTCTACCCAAGCATCATTAAAATTACCACCAGGAATGCTACCGTCCCTAACAAGCAAATCATAATCCACGAGAATATCAAAAGGAGTAACGAGTACTCTGTTACCCTCAGGCTTAAATGTACGCCTAACAGTTTCAGGCCATTCTCCAATAGTTCTAACGTAAACCTCTTGTGACATAAGTTGTTGCGAGTTATATGCAAATTGGTATCCAATATCCTGCATACTTTGTAGACCAATAATACGAGCAATTCTTTCAAGCCTGCTAATTGCACCCTGTGCTGTTCCCTGAAATTCAGCCGTTGTTAACCGCTCCGGACCACCTTTTCTCAGCGATCCCATAATAGGATTATCAGTTCCACTAACTTGCTGCATGTAGTTAATAATAAGTGCAACGTCTTGCATATTTCTCGCAGTGATGTCGGTGATCGCAAGTTGTTTCACTGAATTTTCTACGCCCCTACCCCATGCAGGCTTCCTAGTTCTAACTATTGCCCCCGGCTCAGGATCACGCAAGTCATTAATGTTGAGAAGGTAAGGGTCAACTATTAACATATCGTTAATTGCTTTCCGCACGTTTGCAATATGCGAATTAAACAACCAGTCAATAGTTGTCTGCATTCCAGATAGGATTTCCAATCTGCTATACGCAACTGGGCTGTATCCATCAAAGTCCGGAGCAGTAATAGCAACTGGAAACTGGTCGTGGTTAAGTCCCAAAGGTTTCGCACGAATAATGACGGAGTCTCCAGCTACGGTGAATAGCCATTTCTCTGGGTACTCACTTTTTCCGATATTCCATTGACGCGGAATTAACTTAACGTACATATGCAGCAGATCTATAGGATCACTTACATTTCGATTACGCATTGTGTCAGGCATACGTTTATTGCGTCGGCCACGTTCGTATCCAAGGATATTGCTTGTTTTGTTGTTTACCAGCCTAAGGTAGCGCACATTAAACAACTCGCTGTCACCAGCCTTTTCCTCTGACAGCAAATCCATATAGCCTGATCTGTCCAGCCATCCAACAAACTCACCTCGTTGTACTTCATGTATAGGAAAATTTGGGTCAGGTAAATAACCATACGGATCAACGTTAAGAAGTGTATTTCCCTCAAATAGTATATCCTGACTTTCTACTTTCGCGTATCCGTTCCGTGTAAACGCGCCAAGCCCATCATAAGTACCTGTTTCCTCCTTTCTCAATTTCGTACCTCTACGAGTAGTCCATTGGGGAGTAACTACACCAATCCCGTATGCATTCGCATCCCGAAACATAGTATGAAGATTTAGGGCAACTTTGTTCCTAACAACATGTAAGTTAATAAGTTTTTCCAGAAGAAATGCTCCAGCCTGATCCTCAGGGCCCATTCCTTCGTATCGAAACATTGGCTCTGGGAAAAATGCCGTACACATGTAACTAACTAGTGTCTCAAGTATTGCATATGAATACGGAAATACAATAGAAATGGGCTTACGTGGATCTTTCTGCTTAATAATGCGTTCTTTGTCACTGGCAGTAATATATCCAGTCAGTTTGTCATTCATCTCATCCCACACCGGCACCCTATCACTCAAAATACGAGCTGACTCCCATCCGTATCTTAACAGGCGTCCAAGAATGCGTTGATGTAGTTCGCTTCCAGGTTTCAGATCAAGTCTGTCAGGATAATCGTACGAGTAATCCGATTTGCCAAAATCCACATTCTTAACTAAACTGTCAGGATCAGTAACCATGTATGGCATATTAAGGCTCCGTAACTCTAAACCACTTACATATTAGTGCATGATCTGCCCGGATATCTTGTGAGTTCCCATACATTACTATACCAATTCTGTCTGGTTGTGACTGACTAGTACGTGTTCCTAGTGTATGCCAGGAATAACCGTTCGAGGAGTAATATAGCGTTAGCACACTAGTCCCATCCCAGCTAATTTTATACCAGTATCCAGAACTTGGCTGTTGTGCACCTGGACTAACAAAGGTATCGTATCCGTCGTACCCACTCCACTCAGCTGATTCAGAGTAACCTGTTGTGCCGAATCCATTAGCCTGCCTAAACAAGCTTGTCTCAAAGCCCAGTACAGTTGCCGTAGTATTAGCCGTACGAGCAACAAATATACCTACTCTACATGTATCCGTAGCAGTAGGAGAAACACTTAGTATGCGAGCACTTATACTGAATGCACCTGTAGGAGCAGCTTGCCGTATTCCAAATCCACCACGTTTGCTCGTGGATGCTGTGCCACTTGTATTTGGCTCGAATCTTAACCAGCCATTAGCTACAGTAACTAAAAGGTCTAATCCTGAACCACTAGTTAATGGATTCGTCCATTTTGCATCAAGTGAGCTACCATTAAACTCATCATCCTTCGCATGAGCTGAGTTAGGAGGAATATCCAGTACATGCTCAAACACGCTCGGTAATGTATTAGTAACAATAGAATCTAGCACACTTGAATGTGCCTGCACATCAGTGCCTATAACTACGCCGAGTGTTGTTCTAGCTATAGATGCATCAGCATCATCCAACAAATCTCGAATAAAACTCGTTAGAGTTGTTAGTGCAGCAGTGCCAGAACCTGTGAAGTACGGTAACTTATCCGCAGCACTAGTGAGGCTAGCTAATGCCGCTAATTCAGCATCGTATGCCTGTACATCAGTACCTATAGTAAGCCCCAATGTTACCTTAACTGCAGCAGCATCTGCATCATCTAGAAATGTACGTGCAAAATTAGTTAGAGTAGCTAAAGCTGCGGTTCCTGAACCGGTAAAATAAGGCACTCTATCCGCAGCACTCACAAGTCCAGCTAATGCAGACAACTCAGCGTCATAGGCCTGTACATCCGTACCAATCACAAGCCCCAAATTTGTCCGAGCATTCGCAGCATTTGATGCTCCGGTACCTCCATCAGCAACAGCAATGTCAGTAATTCCAGTAACTGATCCACCCGTTATCGTAACACTGCTTGAATTTTGAGTAGCAATACTACCTAACCCCAGCGTAGTACGAGCATCAGCTGCACTCGCAGAGAGCACAAGTGCTATTCCATAACCTACCATTCCTGCAGCAAGTGCAAATAGTGTAGCACTATAGGCCTGGACATCAGTCCCAATGACCAGGCCTAAGTTTGTTCTAGCACCAGATGCCGTAGAAGCTCCAGTTCCCCCATCTGCTACTGCTAGATCAGTAATACCACTAACTGTTCCGCCGGTAATTGTTACAGCATTTGAGTTTTGCGTCACTATTGTACCTAGGCTTAAAGTCGCATAAAGTTCTCCTAAATTAGAGTCATCTAATAGAGTCCGCGCAAACGCCGTCAGCGTTGCCAATGATGCGGTCCCAACTCCAGTAAAGTACGGAAGCTGATTTGCCGCCGAGCTTAATCCTGCGAGTGCTGCTAACTCTAGGTCATAAGCTTGCACATTTACGCCAATTTCCAGGCCTAAATTGACACGTGCCGCAGAGGCACTATCAGCTCCCGTACCTCCACTAGTTATTGCAAGTGGTGCATCAGTTAAAGTTATTCCGGCAAATGTGGGAGAGTCAGAAATTCCTAAATCTTGTGGAAGAACAAAATTTGCTGAATCAATCTTCCGAATTACATGGTAGTCATCAGTAGGGTCTTCAAGAATACGCATTTGGCCAGTAACAGTTATGCCCTCAGCAGGTAATTCCTGTTCATTCACTTCTATTACAGAGCCGTCGTCATATAAGTAGGGACCTATCTGTCCTAGCCAAATTTCCTGAATCGACATACTATCTTCCTACCTGTGCAAATTTCGCATTAAAAAATCGTTGTATTCTTTTTACTATTGGAGTAACCCGAATGGACACATCACTTAACATATCCAGTATCTCATTGGCTTCACTTAAAGTAAGCGTTATTGTCCGCTCTGTATTCGGAACTGAATCCAACTTTTCCTCGCCCCGTCCGGTATTTGGGCCAATAGTGCCGTTCTTTGAGCTGATGTCAAGCTCCGTGCTATTTTCCATAACTCCTCCGTTCCAGCATTCAATTCATTCTTCAAGTTATTAAGGTCGTTACGTATAGAAAATGAAAGTAACTGGTCAACAGTTAGTTGCGTATCATCCTCATTTCGATGCGAATTAACCCTCTCTAGCCAAAATGCCAGCAATAATTCTTCGGATGCAGATAAAGTAATTGTATGATCTGCCATATTACACCGAAGCTAATAGGAGATAATGTACAGTAACTCTAGCTGCACCAGTTGCAGCAAAATTACCAGCATTTGCAGTAAACACGACATTGCCGCCAGTAGGATACACACTCACTTGGTTGCCTGAAAGAAAATCCGCAACGGATGTAACCGTTCCAGATGTTCTCGCAACAGTTGCTCCCCATTTATTCGCCGTAGTTCCATCGCCAATTGAAATAGTAGTTAACCCATTACCATTTCCAAATGTAGTAGTAACTCGAATGGTAACTCCTAGAACAATAGCTCCAGTAGGAATTGCACCAGTGGAAGTAAGAGTAGCAACTCCAGCACTCGAACTTAGTGTCACTACATTAAATCGTACAGATGAATACTGTGAATTTGCCGCAAGAAATGTCAGTTCATGATCCGCACTAACTTTAAGCACATCTGCAACTGAGTTACCACCAATAGCAACAGCACGAAGCATTAAATATGCACCACGGGTGGCATTCGCAATATTTTCAGTAGTAACCGCAATAATACCACTTCCGCCAGAAGCAAATACCGCTGTATCACTTAGATATGGTCTAAAAGTAATCGATCCCAACTGTGTTCCTGAGGTAACTTGAGTCGGTGACGCAAGTGATCCTAACGCCATGCGTAGTGCAATATTACACGAAACAGCGTATGCTTCAAATGTTGCCAGTGCACCGTTATCACGCACGACATGCAGCATTGCACCAGGAAATTCTGTGCCTAATCCTACAAGATCACTTAGTACATGAACTGTCCCTGAAGTTTCTGGGTAAATATAGAGGCCGGCAGTTCCAGCTACACTATTTCTATCACGAACAGCCAAAGTTACAGCATCTGCTGGCAAAGTTCCTGGTGCAGTGCCAGAAAATATCGTAAGGGCGTTAGTAACTGTTGAATCAACACTTGTTCCACCAACTCCAAATACATGCTTCGTAGAATCATAGTAAAGATTTGCGTCACCAATAATTGCACGCCCGTAGGAATTTAGTGTAGTAAGTGCAGCAGTTCCACTACCCGTAAAGTATGGCACTCTATCTGCAGCACTTGTTAACCCAGCTATAGCTGCAAGTTCAGCATCATAAGCCTGAACGTCTGTACCTATAACTAAGCCTAAAGTTGTTCTAGCGTTTGAAGCTGCGGCATCATCTATTAGTGATCTACCAAAACTACTCAGATCAGCTAGTGCTGCTGTCCCGCTGCCAGTAAAATACGGTAATTTGTCTGCTGCACTAGTTAAACCTGCAATCGCGGCTAGTTCTGCATCGTAAGCTTGGACATCAGTTCCTATAACTAATCCCAGATTTGTACGTGCAGCAGATGCACTACTCGCACCTGTTCCGCCATCAGCCACAGCTAGGTCTGTTATTCCAGTAATAGTTCCACCAGTTATTGAAACTGAACTGGATGCCTGAGTCGAAATACTCCCAAGCCCTAAACTAGTACGCGCACTTGATGCACTATTAGCTCCAGTACCACCATTCGCAATTGATAAAGGATTAGTTAGCGTGAGGCCAGCAAAGGTAGGGGAATCAGTAGTATCTAATGGTTGCGGCAGGATTAAAGTATCAATATCTTCAACTCTAAGAATATGCGAGTCATCAGTAGGAGGTGTAAGTACGCTTATTTGCCCTAGTGTGGTTAATCCATTAGTAGGCGCAGCTCCGCCTGGCAGATCATCGTCCTCAAGATCCACGTCATCATCATACAGCATTGGACCTATACTACCAATCCATACCTTTTGCTCTGCCATTACGCAACTCGCCATCCTGTAAGTGGTTCATCATACTCCAATCCTGCAAACTCTTGTTCGTTAGCCTCTTCAGATTCCTCATTCTCTGGTGGCGGCGTTGTAAAGTAACGTTCACCCAATTCAAGTAACTCAATGATATACGCAGTAGCATCAGCAACGTCAAGTAACGCAGACTTAGGGAAAGCCAATAGTTGTGACTCAAGCTTGGCACAGTTAGATTTATTATGCCGAATATAACCCAGGCGATAGTAAGGAACCAGGCTACCAATCCGCGCCAATTTACCTTTCTCATCTGCAGTTCCCATACGGGCTTTAAGCCAAATCGGCTCAAAAGTGTCCAGTGGACCGCGTTTGAGCATTTCGTTGAGTATAGGTTGCTTAATAAATTCCTCAAGTCCAGTTACCTCTATTCCAACTACGTGAGCGTTTAGCCGCCGACGCATCGCAAACATTTCTTCGTAAAGTTCGTCCGGATACATTTTATCTGAAATTATTTCCGCAATTACTATATCACTTTTTTCATAGTCTACTCCTATTCCTACGATTGCGCTATCAGCAGATTTCATATTTGCTGTTTTTGCCGGGTCGACAATAATTACCCATTCATAACGCTTACGATCAATTTCCTGAAAATCAAAGTATTTAAAGAACTCCTCACGAAAACCCTTGTCCTCATTCGCAATAGGCATATTACGATATTCCATATAGAATACATGTAACAGGCCTTTAGTTCGATGCGATTCTACCTCAGCAAGGAGTTCCTCTGTGGATTTAAGTGCGGGAACCTTAGAGTTATAATTATCATCGCAAATATCTAAACGGACTGATTTCCACTCTGAAGCATCAAGTAGAGTTTGTAGAAGCGAGTCATGATGCTTAAGCGTGTCGATGTAAATTACTCGCCATTTATTTGAGTAACTATCTACACACTTGAGCAAATCTGAGAAAAACCATTCTTTAGTGTTATCACGATTGGTAGGATTATCAAGTTCTTCTTTTTTCTCGAGATCATCTACTATAATTAGCTGAGGGCGATAAATATTGTAGATTAGTCCACGAACTTGTTGACCAGCGCCACGAGGCATTACTAGAGTGTTACCGTAAGCTACCCAGGAGGATTTGCTAAAGGATTCGTCTATTTCTTCAATGTTGTCAGAAATCTGAATATCGCCAAATATTTTGCGAATATAAGTATTTGTCTTGAGTGAACGCTTAATATTTTCAGTCTGCATTGTAGCAACTTTTTCACCGTTGCTAACATAAAGGATAAATTCATAATCTCTGAATAGAATGCTCCGTTCTACGAGAGCACGAATTGTCGTAGTTTTGCCGAGACCACGTGGAGCAGCAATTGCAATACGCTGCAAAGAGCGGTCATCAAGCAACTTGTGCATTTTATAGTGTAGTTCTGAATACTCAGTATTGAAAGCTTCTGGAGAAAAAGTTTTACCATAAACACCTATTGAATTATAGCACAATTCTAAAGCAGAACCCATCTCAGTTGTTACAGGCATACTATTTCCTTTAGCTTTAAAAATTGCCTGCGGCCGCTAAAGCCCAGAGCTGGGGAGCCTCCTGCTTCGCTTCGCTACGCTGGAGTCGATGTGTTATATCTACGGTGGCGAAACTTGCCCGCCGCGTCAGTAACTACCTCACAAGTAGAGGAGTTGCCGGCCTCTTTGGCAGCCGGAGGCCGTACCTCACAAGGATAAGTGTATAGTTGGGCTGAACTGCGTCTAGTAAATTTGCCAGGATTACTCGCGTTGCTTTGAATTAATAAACTAACTAGGTAACTCACCATCACGCACCTCACTGTAATCAGCGTCAATCATTCCGGACGCCTTTGCCGCAGCAATTGCACGAGTTTTAATACCCTCAATCTCTTCGCGTTTAAGTGTTGAGTTTAGGTTAACGTTCTTCTTAATTTCACCGTAACCGGCTCGTCCTAAGTGGAGTGATGCGTACTTAGCGCGTAGTGCGTGTGAAACTTCCTGATGTTTGCCAGCAATAATTTCCTCAAGGTACTCAAGTGCGAGTGGTGCGAAAGCTTGAATACGTTGCGCAATGTCGATAGTTTCACCGTACATGAGTTCCTGTAGTTCCTGAGTTTTTTGCCGAACCATTGTGGAGTTAAGTGTGTTACACACAGTTTGTGGAGTAACTCCAAGTTCCTCGGCAATTTCTGAGTTGTTGCTTCCCAGCAAACTACGTCGCAACATTTCGTGGTGAATGTTACGCATTGATTTGAGGTCGAGTTTGCGCTCTGGTGTACAGCGAGCGTCGTTGCCATTTTCCCATGGGTAAGTTTCCATGCTAACGTGACTCCACAATTGAGATTACTTCAAGGACTCCAGTGATTGTGTCAAAGAGTCCAAGTCCTATTTTAATGATGGTGGCTTTTGGCACAGCATGAACTTCCTGACGTATCGCTGCTACAGCTTCATAGGCGGTAGAGAGTGCTTCTACCAAGTTTTTGCGAGTGAATCCATGCGGAGCAAACAAGTCCTCGCCCTCGTCAACAGCTTTAAGGACGAGAAGGAATACGGAAATGTCGGGTAGGGTAATTTGCCGCTGCTGTGCTGCTGCTCTACCAGCAATCTGTCTTGCTGAGTACTCGCTAGGTTGTAATTCCATACTAACTCCATACCCAGTGTAGCATTTAGAAATTGAATGAGCAATTAACCTTAACCTAAATTATATCAGGTTTTCCAAACGATTTCAAGAAGAATTTTTTGTGGTGTTAAAAATTTGTGGTTAACACAGTGGGTAATTTGTGCTAGTTGACTTATGTTGGAAAATATGTTACAATTATTACGTTTAAAAAGTAGGGATAGAGTATGAGAAATGCTCTCCGCCTAGTGTAAACGGCCGGACCCCCATGGAGCTTAGCTAAATACCTATATGCTCGTCCGGACCTACTCTCGCAACGATTTGCGCTGCGGCATCTTGACATTTTGCCGTGGCAAACGTAATGTTTTGGTGTTGGCAATTGGAGCCAACGATGTAAAAGTTACCAATAATATCTTTGGTAACTATCTTTGACAATGCTTGCACAGCTGCAAGCTACATACGGTGGGTTGCTTCGTGCAAGCAATTGCGAGAAGGAAAATCGCAATGGCAGAACAGCCGAAAGTTCAATTCCCACACACCACCGGGCCGATCAAATTCAAATCTACTCCGGAGGGTTCTAAGACGAAAGAGAATCCGAAGGGTAAATCTGAAGAATATTGGATTACGGTGACATATGCAACGGCAGAAGAAGCTGTAAAATCTGCGAATCGCTATGTGGTGTGGGAGGGTCAGCGCAAAGCACGTCTGGGCGATCTCACTCCGAATGACGCGAAAAAACCTTATCGTGTAGATTCGGAGGGCAGGTTAATCCGTACCGTTGAAGATGTACTCGAATCAATGTCTATGGAGCAACTTGAGCGCGAAATTGCCCGGCGTAAAGAGCGGCTGTCAAAACTCCAAGAATTGAAACGGCTGGAAATGGAGCAGGCAGCGTTGTCAGAACTCAACAACGAGGAGGAATCACAACACGACGAATTTTCCGAAGATGAACTCGAATCTAACAACGTCGCGGAATAAGTAATCCGCAACGGGAGCCGCTAGTAAAGGGCTCCCAAAAAGGAACAGCAATGGAACTTCTAGCGTTGATAATCATACCTTTGGCGATTTTCGTGGCATTTGCAACCTGGTGGGAGCATAGGTAATGAACTGTGATATGTGTGCCGATAAAATCTCAGGTAAACCTTACCTAGCAATAGTATGTGACGTGGAAACTAGTACCTGCAGTGCAGAATGCCACACAAGGCTTCGTGAAGTGTGGAATGCTCAGGGTCTGAGTATGTGGGAAAAGTTCCTAATCTTTACCGGTAGAATGTAAGGGATATCATGCCAAAAGGTAGGAAAAAAGGCTCGAAAAATCGTGCGAAGTTTGACCAGCATGCAGCAATTCTCAAGGCTGCTGATATGCTATGGAATATTGAGCAGAAAAATCCTGGCTCAATTGGCAGGATGCTCAAGAAATTACAGGAGGATATTAGAAACTATAAATGCGGAGTCTGTGGCGGTTCTATGAATGAACCAGCTGAGTTTCCATGCGAGAAATGTATCTTCGCTGATTTAGCAGAATAACTCAATCCATGGGCTGGTGCAATGCCAGCCCTAATTGGAGCATATAATGACAGGTGAAGAACGTGAGCAGTTGGGTATACTCATTCTAATTGTCATTTTTATCCTGTACGCAATCACGCATTTTTAATCAGCCTTTCCCTGGCTAGGCACATCTGGCCAGGGCTTCTTCACACGCTCCATAATTTCTCTACTTCGTAGACATGCCCTTCTTAGACGCCAGCATATAGCATCACTTCTACAACGTAACTCACGTGATTTCTCTCTTAGACTGTAGGGCGGAATCTCAGCCATAGACTTATCCTTCACTTAGACACAGCTTTTCCAGGTAAAGTTTTGCCGCTCTCAGCTTAAGTTGATGCTGAATCC